CTCATCTTCATCAGATTCTTCTACCTCTTCGTCTTCTTCAGAACCGTATGCTTCATTAACAAATTTAGAGAAAGACATAATTCTTGATTCTTCTTTCTTGTGATGCATATCCTCATCCTCTAATTCGTCTTCTTCTTCCTTATCATCAGCAGCATCTTTTTTCAAATCTTCTATATGAGCATAGTCATCTTTTGCTGCATCTTTATCATGTTCAATTTCTTCTTCTTCATCTTCTTCAGCTAACGGATCAGCAGAAGCAGCAACAGGAACAGCGTAATCTTCTGGCTCCTCATCATCATCATGATACTTAACATTCTTATTAACAGTAACTTCCTTTTCTTTAATGAAATCTTCAAATGCCATTATTCTACGAGTAGCAGCAGGTGTATCTTCTTCCTCTTCTACATCGATACCTGATTCTTCGTCATCGCCTTCAGCAGGTACTTCATCAGTAACAGGTTGATCATCAGTAACCTTTTCACCAGCTTCATCTTCAACGTCCTTAGGTTCTCCTATTGCATTTACTTCATCCTCGATGTCTTCAGCAGTATCTTCTTCAACTTCATCCTCTTCGGCAACTTCGCCGGTTCCACCTACTTCTTTATCTTCTTCTTTTTCACCTTCTTCGCCTTCCAATGATTTAGGTTCACCTTTGGCTTTGGCTTCATCTTCAATATCCTCTGCTCTATCTTCTTCAATTTCATCTTCAGATATATCTTGCTTTGGAGTAAAGTCTTTTAGTAATGCTTCTAATTTAGACAAAAGATTCTTTTCTTTCTTTAATTCTTCGACACTTTCGTAACCCATCTTTTTAACAAGATCCATTACGGCGTCTTGATTGACTTTAGCAGATTCATTAAGCGAATCAGTTGCCGTAGCAATCGTTGAAAACTTTTTGATTGGTTTCATGTTAATTTATCTTTTTTTGATTCTTTTTTTATATATCCATGTCCCATGTGAAAGATATTCTATATTAGAATCTAACATTCTGAACTTCAAATGGGAATTTTTCTTCTTTGTATATTTTTCGGCGTTCCATACCATGACGATAAATGTAATTCATCCAATCATGGTCATCAGCTTTATATCTAAAGTCATCAATAAAATCATAAATCTTAACAGTATCTTTAGATGCATGCTTTCTTAATCCGCGACCAATTGACTGTCTGATGATGACTTCAGATTTAAATGACTCGGTAAAAAATATGTTATGTATGTTTTTAATAGAAATACCTGTAGAGAATGTTCCGTATGAAGCTACAATAATAACATCATCATTCTTTTCCATTCTGCTTTTAAACTCTTCTCTAAAATCAGACTTTACTGAACCGTCTACATAATAGACCTTTTTATCGGTTATAGTTCTAAGCTTTTGATATATCTTTTCACCGTATGCTATTTTATGGAATAGCACTAATGAGTTGGATGTTGACTTTTTAATTACTTGACAAATAAAGTCTAATCTTTTTTCGCTTTCATTAATAAAATTCTGTTCTAAACTAAACAGCTTCTGTCTATCATATGGGTTTTTAGATAGAGATGAAAACGCTTCCTTTTGTGCATCAGTTGCATACTCCATGTGGATCTGTAATACTTTACATTTTGCAATATAACCTTCATCTTGTAAATGAGCGGCTTTTACTTGAGTAACTAAAGGGCCCATTGCCGACATCAGACTTAACCTATTAACAGTTCCTCTTTTAGGAATAGTTCCACTAAGACCAAATCTATAATCACAGTGCCAGCACATATCCATAATCTTTTGGATTGAATTTGCTTTGGCTTTATGAGTCTCATCTACAAAGACCGCATCAAATTGGCTAAAGTATTCTTCATCCTTTTTTGTTAATGATTGATAAGTACCAATAACTACATTTGAGCTTTTTCGTATCTTAACTCCTGCATATATTTGTTGAATCTTAATAGGTACCCTACCTTTATTGTATTCTTCAAAATCACCAGTTGCCTGTACAACCAAACTAACATTAGGCACAATCATTAAGATTTTCTTTTTACCTAACTGTTCCATCATATAAGCAACAACCATAAAAGAGATAAGGGTTTTACCTGCAGATGTAGCTAATTCAGCAAGACATCTCCTATACTTAAGAATTTTTAATGCAGCATCAATTTGGTAGTCTCGTGGCTTAATATCAGAGTTCTTAAAAAAGTCATCAACCCATTCCCTAAAGACATCCTCAGTAATAGAAGTATCAAAGATATCAGTTATTCCATTTAAGGTAAACTGGTAATCATATTCTTTACAAATATCAATAACTTCTTTCCATAAACCTGCAGGGATTTTATTTCTTTTTATGAATGAGATATTTCCATCCCAAACTTTCTTTTTGACTAATGGGTGGAATCTCCAGCCTTCAATCTTCTTTGTAAGACTAGATTTTAACTGCTCATATTCCATCTCGGTACATGAGTCAATTACTAAAAACTTTTTATTTTCTGATAACGAAAGTTCCATTAAAATTCTTTATCATCTAAGCTAATACGATTCCTAATAGCAAAGGCCATATTATCCAGTGTTTTGATACATTCATAGTAATAATCAATATGAGATTGTAACATGTCTATTTGGGTCCTAAGCGAGGCTAAGTCTGCTTTAATGAATTGATTTTTTTCGCCGTTGGTTAGCTTAACATCATAGTTAACAGAATATTCTCTATACTGTGATTTATAATACTTATCCCAAGTAGCATTTCTTTTATATATTGTTGTCTTAAAATCAGTAACCTTATCTAAAAGTATCTGTCTATAAGATAACATTCTTACTTGGCATTCTGATAGCTCATTCATGTTTTTAAGCTTACTTACAAGATCTTTGATCTTTTCTTTCCAATCTTCACGATCTTTAGTTAGTCTTTGTTCTAACTGTTCGTTAGCTTCTTTAATTTGTGTATCGTCAAATGCCATTAAAATATACCTTTATCGTTGTTAGTCTTTTTATAATTCTTAATCTTAGGTTGAAACTTTTTCTTAGGCTCAGGTAATGTAAAGCTAGTATCAAATGAATCTACTTTCATCTTACCAAATTTAGTAAAGAGTTTAAGTTTCTTTTTTGAAGTTTCAAAGTCTTTGTAAAAATCATCAAATTGTTCAGTCACAAATTCATTATAATTTTTTATCATACGAAAATTAAATCTAAATGATTATTTGTAAAATATTTATCCAACTGACTTAGACACCCAGTTCTATGTTTGTATTCATACATAACCAGATCGTTTAAGTCCTTAACCTTTTTTGATGGTATTCTAAAATCCTTTAAAAACTTATCCCACATAAAGACAGTATTACCTGACTTTAGTTTTTCAATCATTCTTGTTTTTCCTTCAATGTCATTATCAAAGAAATATCTAACCGTAGGAATATCATTAAAATCCAATATTTGCTTTTTTACACCAGTTAAGCCGATTGTGTTTGTCATAAACATAGCATCTATAGGACCTTCAAATACGGTAAAATCCCTACTCATATCTGCAGTAAGAATACCAAAGATCATGGAAATCTTATTTAGAGAATCCATTTCTTCTTCAGATACATTAAGTGGTTTTTTAAGCCTATCATAAATCCTTTCAATATTCCAGGTTTTATATTTAGGACCACCGCCTTCTCCAGATAAATCCCTAGTCTGAAAACCTATAATCTTATTATCAGCAGTTAAGTTAAAAACATATAGTTCTTTTCTTCTAGGATCATATCCAAAGTATTCTGTTTTATGATGAAGTAATCTACTCTTAAGATAGGGATATGCTCTATAAGTAAGAGAGTTAATTGGATAGACATTAAAACCTAATGCAATTTCATCAAACGTTAAAGAGAGATCTTTAATTTTTTCAAAGAGATGAAATTCTAAAGTTTCACCTAACGAAAAGCTTCTTCGGTTTTCTTTAATAAAATTTAGAACATCAATACGATCTTCCCCTTCAAAGTTTAAATTATGATCTTTTAGAAATACATCTAAACTTACATGAGCCGAGCAGTTGTAACAATGAATGTATAAATCATTCCAATAAAGATTACCTCTTTTCTTTCTTGCATTATCAGCAGAATCACCACAATAAGGGCATGCAAAGTTTAGACGTTCTCTTCCTTCTAAGACTCTTCTTTTCTCAGGATGAGAATGGGTTTGATGAAGAACTCGGACTACCTTATCGATAATCCGAGCCTTCATCTCAGAAGATATTACTCCTTCTGTTCCCATAGGATTAAAGATCTAATCCATTAATGAAATCATCAAAGTCATCTCCACCTGAAGAGCTTTCGGTGGACGAAGCAGTTTCAGTTACAGCTTCAGCCGCCTTTTCAGCCTTCTTAGGTTCAGGTGCAGCTTGTGGTTTGGTAACAGTTTCGATAGCCTCACCTGGGTTACTGAATTGAGAAAGAACGTTCATAACTTTATTTCTCTGTTCATCATTCCATGGGCGGTAATCGAAGTTAGCCAATTCAGGTGCATCCTTAACATAATCCAAAATTGCAGTTCGTCCTGCATCATCAGCGGTTACAGTTTCTCCGTTGATTGTCATAGCAGAGCGAGAGCCTTGGAATTTACAAGAATCGTAGTTAGGATAACCACCTTTCTTAGAAATAATCAATTCAAAGTTCTTACCTTCGAATGGATCAAACACTTGTGTAGGTTCATCAAACTGTGGGTTAAGTTCCTCATCAATTTTAGCTTTAATTTTGTAACCAAACTTCATTACTTTAATTTGACCTTCAAGCTCCTTGTTTTGTGGATCTTTAACAATTTGTACCAGTGCGTAAAATACTTCTCTACGCTTAAGTCCTTCCGACATCTTTTTATCTACAGCCGATTCAGAGTTTCTAAGTTTGAAGAACATATCCTGTACCGGACATTTGTCTCCAACGGTAGATGGTGAATCTGCGTAGAATCCGTTGCCATCTCGGTCTTCTAACCAATAGACATACTTACGAACGAAAGGTTTGCGTGGATTTTTTACGTTAGGTAGAAACCTAATTAATGAACGGTAGGTACCGTCTTGTCCCTGATCGGGTTTTGGTGAATACAGATCGCTACTTGGTGCGGGTCTGTCTCCAGTGTCAAGGTCATTGACGCTTACACTGAAAATGTCGAATTCATTTGCCATTTTAATTGCCTTTTTTTAAGTTTTACTTTTTGTTAATTTAAAAGCCATAACTTAGCATTGCCTATTTGCGTGCCCGGGAATTGCCAATATACTTTGCCTTGTTAGTGCCAGTTTAAAAGTCCCTGAATAATCAGTTCCTTTGTTATTTATATATCCGTTTCTCTACTTAGTTTCACATAGTAGAAAAAAATATTTTAGAGAATAATTGCAGTTATATCATTCTCACGAATACTGAAAATCTTTTCTCCATTAAACTCAAATTCAGTTCCTGCCATGTCATGAAAGAATACTTTAACACCTACTTTAAAATCACTATCCTTAACCTCATCACCTACTGAAATGATTGTACCTGAATATGGTGGTGCATACTGCCCTTCTGTTTTTGGTATGTATATACTTCCAATTTTTTCAGGTTGTTCATCCTTTTTAAGAAATATTCTATTTTTTATTGCCTTTATCATGATTTTCTGAAACTAAGTTCTAAACTCTATATATAAAATTTAACTGATTGATTGAAAGAAAAGTATCTATTTACTAGCATTTAAGTATTATGTGGTTTTAGGATTGTGGATTGTAAGTATACTGTGATCTCATCATTTTTCTTTATTCGCATTTAAAATAAAATACGCATCTATTAAATCATCCAAAGGCTTGGGGATCTTTTCTGAAAAGTCTTTACCTTGGGTCCACTTCCACAATTCAGTTTTTCTCAGGTTCTTATCATTAAGTACATCATCTTGAAATGCCTTAGCCATATAGTGCTTGTTTGCATTCCCTTTACCTGCTAGCTTTTTAATATGAGAAGGTTGGTAAATTGATATCTTATTGACACCCCATGCATTAACTAACTTATTTCTTAAGAATGTGTTATACTGTACAATGTCAATAAATGAATTACCTTTAGAACCATAAGAAAAACCTTCAAGAGAAACCTTATGTGAGTCTGTTCCAAATAGTGTTATTAAGATATCTCCAATAAGATCGGCTATAGATTGACCGTCTGTCATTTTCTCTCGTTCTCTAAGTAAAAAATCCTTACTTGCTACATGTCTATAATAAGGAAAGCCTAATATAGTTTTGTTGTCCATCAGTTCTTTATGAACAGAAAATGCTTTAGGTATTTTACGGCCTTCTTCATCCCAGATACGATTACCGTAATTAAAAAAAGTTATAAACTTATATTCGCCTTGGTGGTTCTGTACACAAACACCTGGACTATTGAGAGAAAAATCAATTCCTGTATAAATCACTTAGATAAGATTAAAGTCTCTTACCAAGAACCGCACCTAATGCAGCTCCTACTAATCGACTGGTTAGAAGATCATATAGAGCACCCTTCTCAATTCCTAATACTTTAGCAATCGCTTTACCTACAGCCTTTCCTAAAGCAAATCCTGTAAGACCACCTAATACTGAACCTAAGATGCCTTCATTAACAACTTCTTCCATTACCTCTTCAAGGTCACGACCACTTTCATGTTCTTTCATTATGCGATCAACTGCTTCATCTATCGCAGCCTCTTGCTCATCAGTTAATGATTCGTTTAGTAAAGCCTCAATATCTACTGAGTCATTATGATTTTCGGTAAGGTAATCTTTAAATGTTTTCATTGTATTCTATTTCCTTTGTTTATATATTAGACAAGATTGACCGCTATATCAAGTATGTTATATGTGAAGTTAATATCAAAGGTTTGGAATTCTACTGTATTGCTTGAAAAGTTTAAATCTAATGCGCTTACACCGGTCATTATCATATCTTTTAGCTGAACGGTAACAAAAATATTTCCTTCACCATCTAGCATTTGCAAACCTACACCTTCTGGTACAAATGGATCTTTACCTGATAGCTTATAGTAATAGTCAAAAGTTTCAACGGCCATCCAATAATTTATCCATCCATCAAATGCTTGCATTGTAACGGTTAAAGTTTTATCAAATAGCTCTTGTGTAGGTAAGCTACTTCTAAAGCTCCTAGTATTACCTGGAAAGTCATTTTGTGTAACAGGATCAAATGACGGTCCTGGTAAATTCATTGACTGTATTCCATAATTAAAATAATCAATAGGCTCCTTTATAAGACCCCCAGGTATTCTGTTTAAGTAAGGTCTATACTTATTTGAAATTTCCTTTGGGATAAAAGTTCTAGGAAACTGAAATCTAAATTGATTATTTCTTGCGCTTAGTATCATTAATTGTTTCTATCGTTTCTATCATCCAATATCCGTTCGGTTTTCTAAATCAATTGGATTTACATAAAATACTGGGTTTTTCTGGGTATTAAATTCCTGTAGATTATTGGCGGCTTGTTTGAAGTATCTTTTTTCTAAATACTTTGATGCTTGGATTTGTGCTCTTTTTCTTAGTGCAGCAATCTGTTCCCTTTTTCTTTTATTTGCATCAGCTAAAGCTTGTGCTTCTTCGGCTTCCTTTAGAGCCAATTCAGATTCCGCAGATCCTAGCTTATCGGTAAGAGTTGCTACTTCATTGGTGAGAGATAAGTTAGATGCTTCTAATGCTTGTATAGTTGCAATTTGTTCTTCATCCAAAGATAACATTTCAGCTAATTGAGCATTAAGCCTTTCTATCTCAGACTGTAATTTAGCTAGCTCTTGTGAATATAGCAATGCCTGTTCATTTAACTTAGAAGTCATTGTTTGTTTGGCGGCGTCAGTTAAGCCTAAGAATGTACCTGTGTACAAAACGCTTTCATCACTTACACCACTTTCATCCTCCATTCTTGTAGAGATATAAAAGTTATTATTATCCAATGATAAAATCTTTTTTGAGCTTTCTTTATCAATTCTAAAGAGTACTTGACCCTGGGAAGGATCTACTTCTTGTACCCTTGTAAAATTAGGAATTCTTATTTCATCATTTTCACCAACAAAAACTAAAGTAAGAGTACCTACATTACTTAAGTCAATCGGCTTATCTGTCAATTCACCATTTTCACCAGTCTCATCAAACAGTGTAAAGATAATGTAATCATCAAATGGTGATATTCTAATAACACCATCGCCCTGTGGTAACGGCTCGGCCGTAGGATTGAGAGTCGTAAACTTTTTATAGTATTCTCTTTCCTTTTTTGTTACTGATATGTTAGTCTGTACTGCCATCGTCTTCGGTTAATGTTTGTATTTTTGCTGGTGAAATTGCAGCCTTCACATTTAATCTATCCCTAAATGAAGTAACATACTTAGTCTTAACAACTAACTGTCCAACAATCTGATCTGATGTTTCCCCTGGTCTAGTTCCAGAATTCCCGTTGTTAACTATAATATTGCTTCCGTCATCTTTAGATATCTGATTATAGACATTTGCAACAGTTGGTACTACACCTAAGTTTATCTTCATTAATCTTCTTCCGTATTTCTTAACGTCAAATGAAGTTAGATTTGCTTGTTTAATTATCTGCGTATTATCGGCTCTATTATAAAGTCTTAATAAGTAATTTATTGAGAATGATGCAGCAATTGCACTATTTAATACAATAGGTCTAAATAAGATAGGATTATCAAAGTTTGTAGTCTGAGTAAATACCTGAGTACTGGTTTTAGTAAAATTAGTACCTATCTGTTCACTTACATTAATTTCATGAAATACCACATAGTCACCACCTGATGAATTAAGTTGTGCAATAAAGTTAGAGAATGTAGAACCGGTTACCATACCAGTTAGCTCAAAGTAATCTCCACTATCTGATTCAACTACACTTGCATAGAGGTCATCATAAATATCTCTATTGGCAATAGTAACTGAATTAATCTCTTCAACATTATAATAGCTATAACCGTTATCAACGATAGTTTCATAAATACCTGTTGCTTTAAGAGTAATGGTAGGAGTACCTAAAAATCCTTGCCCTTCAGTTAACTTATAACCTAGACCGTTAGGTACAGCATTGTTAAATCCATTATTCATAAAGTAAAGAGAAGGTACACGCCATTCAATATAAGTAGCATATAACTTGTCATTAATTAGAATTGGGTCAGGATTAAATACAGGTGTATCCGTCTTTAAGAAATTTATAGAAGATAAGTTTAGCATCTTACCATCTCTTCTAGGAACTAGTGTTTCAAAAATAATTCCATCAAATCCAGTAAAGCTAAATCCTGAAATAAAATGGACCCTTATCTTATCATATGCAATTAGCTGCTGTGGACTAAAAGATTGTAAAAGACTTACACTATCTGTTAAGAGTGGGTCAAAATCATTATAAGGAACTCCTATATCAGTATCTAAATAAGCATACTGTGTTTTATTTTCATTGATGGCAGCTACAGATATATCACGATAGTTACCCATCTCGGCTGCAACTGTATCAGTATTAAATAAGTAACTACCACCTGTGTGCCCATCTCTCATTATCTCAATAGGATGAGTAGCTGTACTAAACTCGGTTGGATTAGACTGGCTGGTGTAAATATACTCGATAAGTATACCGTCTGATATTTGTATAAACTTAGATGATTCCATTCTAACTATTTATTTACCATTGTAAAAACTTAGGAGTATAACCTAGACCTATACCTACATACGGTGTAAATCCATTACCGCCATACCCAATGCCTAGCTGTAATCCAATGCCTAATGTTTTTCTATTTTGTTTTTGGAGATCTAAAAAACCTTTACTCGTTTGGTCTATTAGTATTCCTTGTGCGCTATTAAAAGTTGTTCCTGGGTAATCAGTTTCAAGATTTACAAAAACCTCTTTAGTTTGCCTATCTCTCAATATAGAAGCAGTTAACCAAATATTCTGGTTAAGATCAATAGTAGCATTACCTAGATCTATTGTACTATCATGTGCTTCATAAGGTACAATAACACCGATCTCTCTAGAACTATTACCCCAAGTAGCAGAGTCCTTAATTTGAAATGCTGAACTAAAATTACCAATAATAGTATCAACCACGGTAACCGGTACTTCAACAATAACCTCCTTAATAACAGTCTTGGTTTCTATTATTGTAATAGGTGGTTTATTTTTTTCATACTCAAGTGTTTTTTCTAGCTCATCAATAGTTAAGGTTAGTGCCATGATCTCAGCTTCAGCATTACCCTTTTCATTAATATAGTTTTCAATTTCATCCAGTGAAGCTTTCCAATTATTCTCTATTCTTGTAGCTTCTCCTTTGGCTTCAGCTGTAGCTTGACACTGTCTTAAAAACAAAATACATAGCACAACAATACCACCTAGTAAAAACATTCTAGTATTTTTAGGATCAGTAATTACGCTTAATATGTTTTTAAGTATTATCATATACCCTCTTCATAGATCTGTAATAGCTTATAAGGAGTAACATTACTTTCTCCGTATTTTTCTATTAAGCTATCCATAAACTTTTTTTCCTTACCTTTCATTTGCTCAAGCTCAGTAAAAAGACTATCTCTCTTTTCTGCTAAACTTTCAATACTCTTTTGCATTAAGTCAATAGAAGTTTCAATTTCTTTGTACCTGTCTACAAATTCTTTAAGCTCTTTTCTTTCTTTTTTATTCATTATTATCTTATCAATTAGTTGCGGCGGTTGTTACGGAACTAAGTACTCTCCATCCACCAATCACCTCCCATGTGGTGGTACCAAGGCCGGTAGTATAGGCTGATTGGAAACCTCGCCCAGTCCATACTAAATCGACTAAGTTTTCCTCGCCCCCATTCGAGCTACATGTAGCACTTGCAATTATTGTTGATATGCCGGAGACTACATTTGCCCAAATATCCACAGTCCCGGTATATTCGTAGGGATTACCAATGTGTATTATTCTATAAGGCAATACAACTAATCTTAAAGTGAGCCTCTGTCCATAATATGTACCGTTAGGTAAATTCTTATTTACAAAGTAAGAATAACCAAAAGACCCTACAGGAACCGGTGAAAATGACGCCACCCCACCTACATAATAGGTAATAAAAGAACTATTAATAGTTATATTAGGCCAAGAGTTTGCTGACGTGTAATTGTAAACCGGCACCGAAATATACTGTTCATCATAAACAAATGGAACATTTACAGACATTTTATCTTCATCTGCTTGTACATAGTAATCAGTTGAGTCGTAAGACTTAAACCCGTCACTCTTAATATCCATCTTTCTCCCCTGTCCTTCTGCTCTAAATATTATTGAGCTAGTGTTTGAATCATTAGTACCTAGTATTATCGGTTTTGTTGAGGATGATGTAGTACTATTTAAATTCCACCACCCATCAGAATCAGGTTGTCCTACAGTACCATTGTTTGCACTAGTCCAGCCAATTGCACCTCGAATTCCAATATATCCACCAGTCCATCCTCCAGTAGTAGCACTGGTTGATACTAATCTAATTTCCGGATTAGTTATTCCGGTTCCACTTGCCTTTTTTAGTCTAATAGTGGATGTTGTTGCCTGCGTGTATAGGTTTAAGTTTGTTGTTGCGCTATTAGTAATAAAATTGCCGGAAGTTAAAGTAATACTATTGTTACCGTCGATGTCAACCGCGTCTCCGTCTATTTGAAGATCTTCAGCGGATTCAATTCTTAGTAATTGATCATTTTCCTTAATAAGAGTATTACCGTCACTCTGCATTTGTACTTTATAACCTGCAACAGCTCCAGTGACGCCTCCCCCTCTAATGTTAACGGTATCAGCAGCGCTTATAATAATATTGCTCACAGAAAGCATCGCTACACTACTTAATGATGAACTGACTTCAACGGCTCCACCATGTACATTATTGTTGTCTTTAGCTACTGAAAATATGTTACCACCCTCAAGTACAATGTTACCTAATTTAGTTGTTGCAAATAGTGGTGTAACATTACCCGCAGAAATAGATGCATCCTTGCTACCTAAAATATTCATTTCATATTTAGGAAGCTGAGTAGAATTAACCACATTTAGATTAATAGTAAAATCAGATACATCAAGCGGACCTGTAAGAGTAGGCCCCAGAGTACCAGTAGTAAATGAAATTGATCTACCTGCCCTAAAACTTTGACCTTTTTTAAGTGTATAGAGATTGAATCCGTATGTATCTTGTAAAGAACCTATTACTCCAGTAACAGCTTTAGGTACATTTATAACAATAGAATCATCAATACCTAAACCAATAGAAGATAATTCCCCTATTGACGACTGCTCATAATTATCAGCAGCAGTTGCCCCACCACCCATAAATTTAATTGCAGATGCCGAACTATCTTTTTGATGAACTAGCATGCTTACGACGGATGCATCAATACTACCAGCCATTGTGTTGTTAAGCTGGAATGCAGGAGTAAATG